ATTCATGAGCGTCTCGTGGGCTCGGAGATGTGTATAAGAGACAGCCCTTATTGAGAACGGTTCCCATTAAGCGGTGATGATGCACCCGACACGCCGTGTGTATTTGACATGTGTTGTGTGGTGTGGTACGCGGAAGTGCGCGTGTGATTGCGGTGCGGTTGTGGCGTGTCGTGTTTTGTGGTGTGGTATTATTGGGGTATCGGTTTCGATGAAAGGAAAAATAAAATGAGTTTTATGAATCTTAAAGCATTGTCTAATTCAATTGATAATGGTGATTGATATAAAAATAAGCCGGTTGACATTATTGTTAACCGGCTATTATATTAATTTATTGTTTTTATGCGCTAATGCTGTGTGTTGCTGTGCAGTATATTTCGGTGTTGTTTGGTATTGCGGTTGTGCATGCGATGATTCCTCGGTGTTCGCTGTTGGTTGACGCGTATAGTGTTCCGTTAAAATAGTTTGAGCTGATACAGTAGTTGTTTACTGTTGATAGTCCGTAGCATGTGGCGACTATTCCAGCGTATGGTATGTGGTTGTTTACTACCTTAAATTGGCAGTTGAACGTGTATATTCCGTTGTTACATACTGATTCGCTGTTTACTATTTGACCGTGATTGTCTGTACCTGACACGCCCGTTTTCCAGTTGTTGTGAATGCTGTTGCGAGTGAACAGTGATTCAGCGAACAATCGCAGAAGTTGTTTTTGTCCGTTGTCGTTGGGATGTATTGCGTCTATTGAACTGCTGCTAGTGGATGCCCAGTCTTCGCGCCCGTTGAGCCATTCCCATGCGTATTGTATTTCGTGTACGTTTGGTGTTTGCGCTATTCCTTCCTCTATTGCGTTTAGTGTTTGTGGTATGTTTGCGTGGTAACGGAACATACCGTTTACGCCTAGCACGACGGGTGCGACATGTATTTCCGCGTTTGGAAAATTAGTGAGTGCGTATTGCAGCGTGTTTTTGACTGCGTTTGTAATGTTAGTTGTTGTTTGCAGCTTGTCGTTTGCACCGCCCGCGATTATTATGTGTGTTATTTCTGTTTTGTTGTTTACTGCTTTCAATTGTGATAAAAACGTTGGTTCATTTACATACCCCGCGTTGTTTTGCGACATGTTTTGTACGGTGTCCGCGCCTATGTATGATTTGAATTGGTTTGCCCATGACATTGCTAGGCTTGACGCGCCGGTACCGTAGCTGATTGAATCGCCTATAATTGCGATATTCGTGTATGTTTTTCGTTTTAATTCTATGTTTGAATATATGCCATCTATTTTTTGTACGGTATTGTATAAGTCGGTTGCGTCGCTAACGCTGTTCGCGTGCAGCGCGGTTAGGTTTGCATTTATTGCGGTTAGATCTGCATTTATTGCGGTTAGATCTGCATTTATCGCGGTAACGGCTGTTTTATTGGTTTGCGCTAAGCTCAACGCATTGTCTGCGGTTGTGTTAGTGTTGTCTATTTTGTTTTTAAGCGCGGTGGCGGCTGCGGTGTCGATCACGCCTAACGCTGCTAGATTTTTGTTGTTGTTTTGCGCTGTTTCTAAAGCCTGACTTGCTTTACCGCCTGCCGTATTTGCGTTACTGTTGATTTTGTATAGATTATCGTCAATAATATCCATTGACGCGTTGTATTGGTCATTAAGGTTGGCCGCGTCGCCGGCTTGATATTTTTCGAGATTGAAATTGGTTGTGTAGTCGACCATGTCAGTTATCCTTTTTGAGGTTCGTTGGATGATTTATTTCTTCCTGTACTTTTAGTTGATGAATTACGCGATCTAGTGTGCGCATTGCCGCATTGTAGCCGTCGCGTAAGTCGGCTAAATCGCCGGTTTCGTATAGGGGCAGATGATAAAACGGTGTTTGTGATGCCATGAGTGTACACCTTTACTTGGTTGGGGGAATTGGATAACCCTCTGCGGTTTTTTTGAGGGTACTAAGGTCTGTGACGGTGAATATTTCCGTGCCGGTACGGTTTAATATGTGATTGAGTGTTGTTCCAAGTGTTTGCGCGTTAGTTTCTGTCAGGTCTAGCGCGTCTATAAACGCTGCTAGTCCGTCCGGTAACACGTTGTTGCTCAATGCTAAGTCCGCTTTATCGCTGGCGCTTTTTATTGCCGCGTCAATTTTATCCATTGACTCGTTGTATTGGTCAAGTAGATTTGCGGGATTTCCAGCTTCGTACTTTTCCAGTGCGTAATTCGTGGTGTTAACCATGATTTATCCTTTCATGCTAATGGTGGATATTGTTCGCCGGTTGTGGGATTAGTGACACGTGGCGTGGTATCGTCAAATATGGTAAGATTGCCGATTGCGGACGTTTCATCGGTTCGGTGTTCGGCTAGTTTGTCGGTGTTAATATCGGCTATTTGCGTGACACGCGCGCCATACACCGCTAGTTCGCGGTACAAATCACGAAGCGCGGTTTTACTATCCGTATATTCACCCTTCGTAACGTTCCATACTAGCTGTGTGTCTCCTATATGGCCGATTTGTTCTTGCAGTTGCGCTATGGCAACGGCGTAGTCGTTTATGTGCGCTTCAATGTTTTTTATTCTTGTATCATAGTCGGCTAATGTTTTGTTTATGTCGGTCACGATTTCGTCAAGATACGCCGTTATGTGATCGATTTCACATGCAATGTGCTTTATGATTTCTTCTTGACTTTTGGCGTTCCAATAGAATGCGGGTATGGCGGGCGTGTACGGCCATACTGAGAAAAACGGGAGCAGTGGAAACATGTACATTATCCTTTCAATAATTGTTTATGTTGATCGTCCATAATGGGCTAAAACATGTTTCAAGGTGGTCGAGCAGCATTACGTCTATATCGACGTAACCGCCGTTCCTTATGCGATTGACTTTGTCCATGAAATCACCGTTGGCAATCGTCTCGTATTGGTTATCCGTCGCGTTGCTTGCGTAGTCTTGGTTTTCAGCTAACTGTGTTGCGGGGAAATCACTGTAGACGGTTCGCATTTTGTGCCATATGTCGCTATCGCTAAGAATTATATCGGGATTATTGCTTACAAGCGCATAGAGCGGGCGCAACGTCGGCATGATTTCTTGAATAAGACGTAAAAAGTGCCGTCGCCATCTTGACGGTGGCATAACGCCTAACTCCCTGTCATAGAAACGGTTCTCGATTTTCTTGCAGCAGCGCGTGTATTGCGTGTCATCATAGGCAATGTCCCGCCATGACCATGCGGCATTATTCCAGTCAACACCGCCCGGCACGTCAAGCAGTTCGCCAAAAGTATATGTCATCACGCCGTGAAAATCGTCGTACGATTCACACGGATGATAATGGTTTATGTCATTCTGCATTGTCATCGTCGTTCAATCTTTCAACGTCCGTCAAGTAAGCGTAGTTGCGAGAAACATTGTCTTCATTCCATACAACCTGTATCGGTTCCTTGAGGTATTTTTTAAATCTTGTGTTGAGGATGTCGCACGCGGCACGCCGTTCCTCTAATTCGCTGAGCGCGCGTAGATCAGTCGGTTCGCCATAGTCGTTAATTTCGTCGGCGGTTTGCCGTTCCATTTTCAACGGTAGATTTTTAATGCCCAACGATTGGTAGAACGCGTTCCAAGTGTTCTGTATATCGTTCTGCAATTCCATGCCGATATATTCGACGTTGGTTTTCAGCACGTTCGCTTTCATGGAATCGGTGAAGCCGGGTGTTGCCATGATTGCCATTTCGCCGCCTGAAATTTGCTTGATAACGTTGATGCCCGCCGTTTGTTGTCCGGCTGGAACCTCAAGGATGAACGGTGTTTTTTGGTTGAAACGGTTTTGTCTTCGCGTCATGTACAAATCTTCGATTTCATGCGCGAAAAATTCTATAGTCGGAATGAGTGGCGTACGAGCGCGATTAGCGTAGATGAAAACACCATTGGAATTGTTAACCGGAAAACGCCAACCGTTAATACCGTAACTATCCCATTTCTTCGGCTTGTAATAGACGTTGAAATTTGAGGTAGTCACCGCTTGCGTGCTGAAAAACACGCCCGGTTTACTACGCGGAAACGCGATCGTGGCGTAACCGAAATACAATAGATTGTATTCGAGAAACCACGCGTCGCATGTTTTCGGCAGATTCAACCACTTAAACCTTGACAGCGCAATATTCAGCATTTGAGAGTACGCCATCGAATACGCTTGCGAATTGAGCGCTTGCGATTGCTGCCACACCGGTGCGCCACGTTCGCCCATTTCCGCACGGGTCAACGGCCTTTTATGCGTGCGTTTACGTCCCATACTTCCTACCTTTATAGATTGTCGTGTGTGAAGTCGCCGCCGACTTCCTCGGGTTTCGTCCATATTGTAACACCGTTGCTGAAAATATCCCTAATCGTCTGCAATTGCTCGTTTTGCGCAAATGGACAGATAACCCATATGTCCGCGCATTGCCAATACGCGAAATGCTTGCAAGGTGTCAACGACGGACGGCTGTAAAGTTTGTTGCTTGCGATGCCATAGCGTAGCATGTAATCGCCCGCCGCCGCGATCGCGCCGTTGTCTTCGGTGACGATTTTCATGGTCATGGTGTCAAGTCCCGTGGCCTGTCTGAAATTGTCGCCGCCATATGCGCCAACGGGCTGTGCGGCATGGTTGAGTAAGTCGCGCCATGCAGCGTTAACATTGGAACGCGTGTTTACCATGACACGTTTGGCATTATCCACACTCTGATTACGTGACGCGATAGCGTTCGCGTTCGCCGTGGCGACGCTTGCGCTTGTTATTGTCGTATTGGCTGTGTTAGATGCGTTAGTGTTATCGGTGTTGAGCTGATTGGAACGTTTCGTGCTATCCGTGGCGTAGCTTTTTGCTTGCGCAATAAGACCCGCATTGCATTCCAGTGCGTTGCTTGCTTTTTTGGATGCAGCGTCGCTTGACGCGGTGTACACAAGTTGGTTATTGGTCAACGCAATCGCCGCGTTGTAGCTTGACGTGCCAACACCTATCACACCGGAACTAAGCCCCGCCGCCGCGCCGATCACAGCCGGGAGCGCGGCACCGCCTGTAGCCGCGCTTGCTGCTAACCCCGCGCCAACCGATATTGCACTTGTGGCGAGACTACCAAGAGTTGAAGTGACGTTGGTCATTGCTGCTTGTTCTTGGCCGGTGACATATGATGCGGTTGCGACTGCCAAGTCTTCCGATAGATCGGCGTTTATCTTTGCGTTTTGATATTTCTGTTCGTTGTCTAGTTTGGTATTTCCGCGCGCTGTTATGTCCGTCGCTGCTTGATTTGCATTAGCTGTTGTCGTATTGCGCAATCCGTTGGCGGTTGCGGTGTTCGCAACGCTTGTTTGTCCTGTGCGCGCGGTGTTGTCACGGCTAACGTCGGCCATACGTGCGCCGTTTTCGTACGCAAGTATGGCGTTTTCGCGTGCTTGCGCGACTTCACGGTTGTATGCGTCGGCACGGTGCGCGTCGATCGCGCGACGCTGCAACGCGTAAGTCGGTATGTCGTGCGATATGAGTGTTTTGAGTACGTCCGTGTTCGGCACGTCGGCGGTAATGCTAGTCCCGTCGATAGCGTTAACGGTAATGGACGTATCACCGTCGCTTCCAATTCCGTCAAGCCATGCGATTTGTCGCAATATCGGATAACTTAGGGACGTGACGGTCTGTACCGAAAGTCGCCCGCAATCGGCGACTTCCACACGGGTTTTATTGCCGATATTGTCGGATATTTCTAAGTGCGCGTAGGGCGCAAGATACAGTCGTGTTATTTGCTTGTATGCACTAGCGTATCCGAAATCGTCGATAGTCAAATCAATATCGGATAGTTTTGCCCGTGCGCCGCTGACTGTATGCCATTCGACGCCATTCACATTTACGCTGCTGTTAAACCGCAACATGTTTGCGGTGGCTACGAACACTGCTGTGATCTGTGACATGATATGTGGATAATAAGCGAAAAGCGTGTCGAAATAATCGCCTGATATTTTAGACGATTCGAGCGCATACATGCTTACGTTGCTTGCAGTGAGATTGTCAACGGAATTATACGATGTGCCCGCGCCGGTGACGTTTGATGTGGAAATGTTTCCGGCACCCCACGAGAAATTCATTACCGTGCCATCGGCATTACTGTATGTCGGGTCGCTGTCCGCAATGTTCGTACCGCGCGTGTCGCGCATGGTTTGCAATTGTTCAGGTGAAAACGTTGCGGTCACACAGATGTATCTTGCACCGTTTTGCAGATTAATCGGCGTGCTTTTTCTTATATTCGATGCGGCGTTGCCATAGTCGACATCGGGCAGCGTGAAATCACGGCAATTCGCGCGCGGGTTTTTCAGCAGTTCTTGCGGTGTCATTTCCGTTAACGGCGCGTGCCCGCGTGTCAGCACCATTCCGTTAATTGTGGTGCTGTTGATATAGTCCGTCCATACGTCACGCATAAGCGTGCATGTTGTCGTGTTCGGTGCTTCCGCGCGTACGGAAGTGATAAAAAAATGATAGCGTGTCTGCACGTCGGTTTTTTGATATGGCGTATTAACAATATCATGTGAAAAGTCAACGACAATGTAATTGTATTGTTGTACCGTCATGTAAGGCACGGGCAATTTTATGCCGTCCGTGTCGGCGCGCGCGATATACATGTTCGTTGTCAACTTGACAGTTTCGCCGTCTAGGTTGTCAAACCATTCGTTTCTTGTGGCGTCATCGGGGAATTTCACGACGTCATGGTAATCATCGTACCAATTCACATGACACAACTTAATTATAGTGTTCGGGGTCCAAACATTGTAATCGAAAACGTTGCGGTATTGCTCGTATACGCGCGTGTCCGTGCCGGGGAACGTCGTTGCGTTTTGCAAATGTGGGAAGTCCATTTTCACACCCTTTCTTATATGAAAAATGAGTGATGTTTCATGTGAAACACCACTCATTTATATCATAAATGATTTCAGATTATGCGACGGTGAACGTGCATGTTGCGGAATGTTTCGTGGTCTTGCCGTTCGGATTGATATACGTGGCGGTGCCTGTCACGGTAATGACGTCACCGGCCACAAGTCCGTCACGCTGGACATGCAAGCGCGCTTGATCGTCGACGAACGTGTTGACGTTGAGGTCGAACGCCGCGCCGCGCGCGTCATCGCCGCTTGCGGCATGGTTCGCCGCAACCTCGTACGTAGCCGCGTTCGGTGCCACCTGTATGGCGGTGCCGGTTGGCATGACGGTGGCGGTGAGCTTGGGCGTGAGCTGCATAAGATCACCCGTCTTGATGATGCCCGTGTTCGGCGCCAGCGTGAAATCTGTTACTGTCTGAGTCACAACCTTGATGGATGTGCCCGCGTCGGTGGTGAACAGCGCGCACGGCGTGAACGGCGATACGCCATAAATGCCCCAGTGGTTGAGGTACAGTGTATTGGAAACAGTTTGCGGATTGTAGAACTGCGTAGTGCCGTACATGGTGTCTCGCACCTGATACCAATCAGTCGATACAAGCAACGCCACCGCGCCATTAATACCAAGGCTTGGCACCTGAATAATACGATACGGTACGTCGGCCTTGTCCAGCTGGAACACGGCAGACAACGCGTCAACGTCGAGCGAAGCGAGATATTCCGGCTCGATCAGCAACACCATTTGCTGCGGGTTAGCGTATGCCGGAATGTCGGTGACGTTCAACGCATTGTACTGCGTTGACGGGAACTGCATGCGTCCGGCTGTCGCACGCAATGCCTTGAGCAACGTCTTGGCGGTTGTTTGATCGCTTGGCACCGCGTCAAGATGCACTTTGTAGAAACCAAGATTCTGCTCGTAATGGCGTATCAGCGCAAGCATGATGTTCATTTCGTCGTAATTGTCGGAATTACGTGGCGTTTCCATAATCTGCGCGACGAAACGGTTCAAGCCGAAATCATCCACGAAAGCCTGACGCAATTCATCGTCAGTCCATGAAATCGGGTATTGGTCACGGCGGTTCATTTCGTAGAACCACACCGCCGCTTCAGGACGGTGCATTTTCAACAAATCTTCCGCGTCATCCTTGTAGCCGTGCGCCTTAATCCACTTGACCGCGATTTCCTGTACAGTCGAACCCCAATACAAGTTTTCCTTTTTAAAAATCGACAACGGGTTTTCAAACGGCGCGTTCTGCGCCATTACGGTTAGTCCGATACGATTGACCATGTTCCAAACACAATCGTTCAAATATTGGCGGTTCATCGGGTCGAACAAGTAGCGCATGGTGTTCGCTACACCTGTCTGCGTTGCGCTCGGAATACGCTGCTGATAATCGTCAGTGCCCTTGGTACGCACCTTATCCAAAATTGTCGCATTGTCTACAGCCATAATATTTTCTCCTATCGATTAAAGCGTGTAGTCGAGATTTTCCAAGTCTTCCGCCGCCGCTTGCGCGATTGCTTCCGCCGCGTCATCGTCGTTTTCCTTGACTGTTGCGCCGTTTTCGACCATCTGCGCGACGGAATCGGTGAAATTGTCATATATGCCGTCGATTCGCTCGCTGATTACGTCCGTGCGGTCGCTGATCGCGCTCACCTTGTCAAGCACGTCACGCAGCATGTCGCGCAAATCATCAAATTCGCCCGCGCGGTGCGCTTCGTTTTCCGTAAGATCATCGCGTTCGGCGGTATCCCTTTCTTCAGGAATTTCGTCATCCATTATTTTTTCCTTTCATATATGAAAAAAGTCGTGCCGGTGAAAATACCGAACCGGCACGACTTAAGAATAGCATACGTGCAACATGATTCACAACGATGGACGGCGCGCTTTTCCCTCACGGCCATATCATTGGCGGAGTCAACCGTGGTTATCAATGATAATGTTTTATCGCCCTCGTTACGGCACCTTGCGTATGCCGTGGTTATTTTACACCGAAATTTCTGAGCATTGCAATTACAGCGTGTTGCGTTTCCACCGTGTCATAACGTAAATATCCTAATGCATAATATGACGTAAGATTTCTAATCAAGTCCTTTGCCACATTTGCCGTAAGGTAATTAAGTTTGTTGTCATCCGTCGTGATCGCAAAATATGGCACATGCGCGCCCGCATCATATTTTGATGATGCAAAAACGTAGCCACAACGTAAATCAACATAAACGCCATACTCGTGCCGCAACCAACGGAAGACATACGTAAGTTTAGCGTGTTTGTGCGGTTTTTCAAGAAAATCAGTGTTATAGTGCTTGAATTTGTTTTTAGCGGTGACATCAGCGTTATTTTTCATCATGCGCCCCGCGACTGTGTTTTTCGTTTTCTGCGCAGCGTATTTATCATCTTCAACATAATCGAAAATACACGTTTTACCGTCAAGCCATTGCAAACCAAACTCGGGTTCTAAGGGAACGTCATAATGTTTAAAATACGGATTATATGCGTCGCACGCATTACCCAATAAAAAGATTCGCGGTTTACGTAGCTTGTTATCGTCGGCGCGTTCGCGCGTTACGGTGTCTACAAGATTGGCTAATTGTTCATATTCGTTGCGCAAATAATGGTGATACACGTCATCGGGGTCTATAATAATTTCATCCATGCAAATATTACGTACATTAACATATGTGCTTTTTTTCTTCTGCTGTTGTAATGATAATGGGATGAAATAACCACATGTCCGCCATTTTTTATCGTCATTACGACGTATTTCAGCTACCTTGTTATGCACCCTAAAATCGTAGTCGGGAAAAATATTATCCTCTATTATCCTGTCAAAATATTTTGCCGCCACGTCATTAGTTTCTTCTCGATACCGTGTGACCTCAACAAAACAAATATTGTTTTTAATATAATCCTCTAACATGTACCGACGCACGCCGTACGTCTTACCAAGACCACGCGCGCCAATTATAAGATTCACGTCAGCGTCGCGCGGCAATATCTGTGTTCTAAGCCGATCATAATAATATTTCGCCATCAATACTCACAATCATAGGTTTGCCGTCCCGCATAATAAGTTCACGAGGCGTTGTTTCCACATTCCTATTATACGTGTTTCGGATATATGTCAGATTCTCGCCGTTAGCTTGCTTGTCCGATTCGCCTAGCCATCTGCCGGACGGATACAATGCTATCGCTTCAGGTGCGTCAACATGATATGTCGCGCCCCGATAATCGATAACGGTACCGACGTACCTGTCCCATACATGCGGCCGATTGCGTTGCAAAGTGTGACAAATCTCATAATCCACCAACACGTCATAACCAAGCGACATTTGTACGGTTTCCGCGAAACCGTGCCCCGCATGCATGACATCGGCTATAAAATCTTCAATGGTGTACACACCGTCCGGCCGCGGAAGTCCGGCGCAAGTGACATGTACACGCCCGTTCTTATCCAAACTGACGCGTGCTTTATTCCACAATTCCATATGTTCAGCATAACGCGTGACACCGCCGCAACCCTCAACCTCGAATTTTCCGATATGATCTAACGTTGACGCCATGTCGGGCGCGATGTTTCGGACGCGTCGCATGGTGCGATTGATCGCGTTTTCAATCGCGTTATGCAACGGTTTGAGCGCATCCAGCAATTCCGCATCGCTCACATCGTCATCGCAACTAATTTTCAGACTATCAGTATCGCCGCCCGTAACCGTTACACGTGCGCCGAAATGACGGTATATCAACATCATGGCTATCAAGAGGTGCATTCTGCTACCCGCTACGATTCGCATTCCGTACGTGTAAAGAACACGTGGTGTTTTCGGGCGTTTTTTCGCAAAATTCTCGGGAGTGCAAACAGTGTTTTTATCAACCTCAAGCTCGCCGTTTTCCGTCACGCGATAATCCGCTTTCAGAACGTCCTGCGCCTGTGTGCCATATATGCCATTAAATTGCCCCTTAACAGTAGACCCGTAATAAGATTGCAGAAATTTCATGCTCAATGTACCCGCCTTAGCGTCACGTGCAATTCCCTCGGGGATTGAATCAGGTATTTCGTCCACGTACGCTGTGCCCTCATGATAATGTTTAATCAGGTTTTTCACGTCGGTTTTCCGTGCGAACAACATATTAGATTGTAAGGTTACGTAATCGGGCGGAACAATCGTCTTAGTGGTTGCTTCACCGTGCAGTACATGCATTTCGTCAAATTCGTACACTTGCGCCACGTTCCACAATTCGATTTCATTGACATGTAATATGCATTCGTCCGCCCGATATAATTTTCCGAAAGCGTACGTTGGATTAACGGCGCTGTCAACGTAACCATGCGCCCTAACGCTGTTTTCCTGTGTTTTCGCGCGTTCGTTGTTGCTGTAATCGGTGTCCGCTTGCAACGTTTTCACGAACTTTGACCGTGGGCATATTGCAATCCCCCAAGTGTCAAAACATGTGTTTTTACGCAATCTGAGATTCGTAAATCTCACCGCAGCATGCAATCCCGTGAGAAACGGATCATCATAATTCGACAACACGGTGTCAAGCGGTGTGCTAACGATACGTTCGCATGCGATTTGCAGAATATCCGTAGGCGCTGTAGCGAATTTCACCGGCAGCCGTCGTCCGTTAATGAATGCGTGATGCATCGATGTAACATCCAAGGACGCGACATTATCCACGACAACACTAGCGGTTTTAGCGCTCGTAAACGTCAAACCGCCACGGAAACATGCCTTACGCAGCGCATAAGATTCGTAATCTTTCGGAAATTCCTGATTGCACGTCATCTCGAAAGCGCGTTGCAATGTGATTTTCTTGCCACCTTGCAACGTGACTCGCCGTCCGCCGATCTCACGGCGTGCCATCTGCCGCACAAGTGACGTCTTGGTAAGCACGCGGCAACCCAGCATTTCCGGCGTGAGCCAATGGTTCGCGCGCAGCAGCCATTGCAGATATTGCGGAATTACCTGTACGTCACGCCGCGCGTAAAACAATTCTTCCTCGCTCAACGGCGTTTCAGGCGTGCGCACAAGCGCGTAATCCCAATCGCCCACCGCTTTCGGGAGACCACATGTCTCGCCCATCGCACGCAGCCCGCCCATTTCAAGATAGAACGTATCCCAAAATCGGCACACCACATCATCACCTACGCGCAAATCGAGCGTGTACACGCTTGTAGCGGTCTGCGCGTTAACCTCAATCGCGTACGACTGCGCCAATTCCAACATAAGCGTTTGCATGTCGAACATGAGATTATATGCCGCGATTATCGGAACATAGCCGTGCGCGCGCCCATATTCGATAAGATCGTCAATGTATGTCAGCGCTTCAGCCGTGTGCCGGTAAAACCGTACATCGTCCGTATCGGGAGTGTACGATTCCAGTGGCGTATTACGCAAATCGTTGAAAATGTATAATATCGGGTATGCGCGTGTTTCGGCGCCCTCGCCAATGTTCGTTGTTTCGGTGTCGAATATCGCCGCTACCTTAAATTCCTTGCGTTCTTTCATCGTATTACATCGGGTGAAACCGCTAATAGCCATATCGGGCTTCCGCCGTCAACGTCCGTATAATCCTCTAATTCGCCTGTGTGCATTTTCATGTTTTTGGCATATTCCAACGCCTTTTCATTTCGTTGCATGATAGTGTCAAAAAGCTCACTGAGCGAATCGGCGTCGTATGCTTTCATGATGGCTTCTAACCGTTTGTTCGGCGGAACGTTCGATTTCTGCCATATGTTTTGTGTGTATCGCCAAAACACCTTGACTTTTTCCCGTCCGAGATCACCTAACGCGCTCGGCATTCCCTTGGATGCCATTCGCATTTCCTCACGAAAAATATTGAATGAACGCGCGCGCTCCCTCGCATGCCCTTTACCACCACGCACGCCGCTCACCTGTTGCACGAGCTTATCGGCGGTTTCGTTCGCACGCTGATACAGTTCATCGCGCATGCCGCTATTACGAACACGGCCAACATACGTGTTTTTCAACTGCGTTTCAAGCCGTTGTATGTAAACGCGCCGTGCGTTCGCTTCGCTTTCAGGCATCGTGCCGGTAATGCTTTTTTTCAAACTGTTGATCGCGCGACGCACGCGCTTGCGTTTCGCAGTCAATAAATCCGCTTGTTTATGTGCTCTAGGCATGTTCACCACCTTATAAAAAAAGTGCCATAACATATATGGCACTTTTTTTTTGTTTCATTCCGAACTACTTGATTTCAAGCGATTTCGTGGAACGGCCACCGCTCAGCGGTGTCTGCTTAACCGCAACAGTGATGCCGTCCGGCGCGTTGAAATCGGGGAACATATCGTAGATATCCAACACACTGCGGTAGATACCCTGTGACTGACTGAAATACGTGTTGCCGTCCTTTCCAAAAAGATAGACGTTCGCGCATTTCTGTCCAGTCTGAGACCGCACGCCCGGCGCGATATAGGCACCGATAACCGTCAACGGTTCCGTACCGCGCCCGTTCAGCGACAACGCGCTATTACGTGCGTTGACGATGGCGCGCTTACCCTCAAAAGTGCTGTTGTCCATCGTGCAAATATAACGATAGTTGTCAGCAATGTTCTGCGCGGTTTCGTTCGCGGTGGTGTCGTTCATCTGTTCGTTGTCTTCGTTCATTTCGATTCCTTTCAGAGTTCAATTTCTTCGTTGTCGTTGTCGTTGTCGTTGTCGTTATCCACGTCGGGGCCGGTGATGTCAACCGCAACGCGTTCGGCGTGCTCGATGAACGTATCAACGTCCATGACGTACACGGTTTTATCAACTGTGATATCGTCAACCAACACGTTAACAATACCGGCGTCCATAAGCGCCTTCACAGCCATTTCAACGTTGCGAACGTTTCCGGTGGTATGGAACGTCTGTGCTACGCCGTCTCGATCATAATAGCTTATGGTGCTGTCAGCGATTACTTTACGAATCTTTCGCATGTTTATCACTCGTTTCTATCTTTTTTATCACCTATTTGATGACATAAATATTTATAGCACAAAAATCGGCGTACGCAAAAAGCAACACGCCGATTATTGATATTGATTCTCAATAACGCAAAATCTGCCCCGGATAAATCAAACTCGGATTAGACAAACCGTTAAGCGACGCGACACGCGCCCAATCACCGCCGAACACCGTCCACAAATTATCGCCCGATATAACCGTATACGTGCGCGTCGCGTCCGGCTGCGCAGCCACGCCACCGCCATAGCACACGGTTTCACCGGGATAAATTAGAGCCGGATTGCCTGACCCATAACCACGCCACGACTGCCACGGCAACAACCCGGCACGCTCGGCAATGCCCGACAACGTGTCACCCAACGTAACCGCCACGCAAGCCGACTGCGACACACTCCCACCGGCATTTACACCGGTGCTCGTTTCCGGTGCGGATACATTCGCGCCGTCGCCATGCGCGTACGCGTCCCACTGCCACCGTTCCCCCCTGAAATAATTCAAGTCCAAACGTCCGGCATAACCCGGCACATGCCCGTTCGACGTGTACTGCCGCATGGCTTCACCATACGCACCATACAGCCACGGCGTTTCCTGATAACCGGTTGCCGCCATTGACGCATACTGTGCAACCCACACGCCGCAATGCTCACGCACGAAAGATGTAAGCTGCCCCAGCGCGGACGCCTGAACATAGACAATCGGCCATACCCGAGTGCGGTCATGCACATGGCGAACCCACGTTTCAATCCACGCGGCATTACCAAACTGCGGGTTATCCTGAGATTCCCAGTCCAAAACAAGCACCGCGTTACCGACATATCCGCGCACGTTGTCTATGAAAAAGTCAGCTTCCGCGTTCGCATCACGTCCCATCGCGTAATGATACACGCCGATACTTTTGCCGCTGTCCGTTGCACGTCCGAGTTGATAGTTCGCGGCCCGATTCACGCCATTGGTCAAACATGTATTGTTAAAACCGCCGGTACCCCATGTAGCACCCGCCACAATAAAATCAGCGTCAACCGCTGCCGTGTCGATGTTACACTGCCAATTGCTCACGTCAATACCGCGCATATCCGCGTTAGCAGACGGCACCACAATCAGTAGCAACGCACAAATACAAGCTACCGCACTACACCATATCCGACGCACCACTATCCCCCTTACCATTCTTAAGCAATGCAATAAGCTCTTCAGTTAGTACATTGTTCTTAGTCATCAACTCATTAAAATCACTGAACGTCGTGGCGATAAACCACGCCATCCCGCAACACGCGACAATCGGAAATCCAACACTTCCGACAACGGTTACAATCGAACTAATATCCATCAAACCACCTCACAAATAAAAAAAGGTCGTGACACATCGAATGACATGCCATGACCAAATATATCACAATCGCGTAGCCTATCCGGGAATTGAACCCGGCACGCACATTTTATAAGAATGCCGCTCTAACCACTGAGCTAATAGGCCATCACCACACCTCACCCCGCCGCATCAAATCAACAATATCACGACAATGCGTAAACACATAATCCGACACATACGAATCACATTTAAACCACTTCGCATTAATAACAACGGCCTTAACACGCTGTTCACCACGTACTCTATAACCTTTGACAAAATCACAAGTATTACGCTTGCAAAACATGCTCAATTCCCCCTTTTTTTTCTCAATCACCAATTAATACGATACCCTAAACAGACTGCGCCCGGAACGTAAAACACGCCATCGTCAAGCACATCCCTAAGCCCGTATGCGTCAATGCAATCGACAAACCGAAGTTCCATCAAGCAATCAGACGCAATATCAACAAAATACACAAACACATCGTAAATACTATTCACGTTAAAATCAATTGAATTAGACAATGCTTTAAGATTCATAAAACTCATTTTATTTTTCCTTTCATCGAAACCGATACCCCAATAATACCACACCACAAAACACGACACGCCACAACCGCACCGCAATCACACGCGCACTTCCGCGTACCACACCACACAACACATGTCAAATACACACGGCGTGTCGGGTGCATCATCACCGCTTAATGGGAACCGTTCTCAATAAGGGCTGTCTCTTATACACATCTCCGAGCCCACGAGACGCTCATGAAT